TTCGAGTTCGACATCGATCGCGATTGGGAATGGGCATTCAACAATCAGGCGCTGAAGGTGATGCCTCGCGACGCGCCGAGTCCTGGTGCGTGGAAGATTCTGGAGTACGCCCGCAACAACTCGGTGAAGTTCACTGAGAAAACATTGCAGTGGGCAGAGAAGCGGCGAAAGGAAATGACTGCCGCCGATCGGGAACACGAAGAGGATCAGCGGACGCAGTTCAAGATGATCGAACGGATGGAAAGAAACATCCGGTCGAGTTCTGATTCGGTTGTCACGGATCTGGCGAAACAGTTTCCGGCCGAGGTGGCTCAATCGCTTCGCAAACTTGGCTGGTCGGTCTCGTTTCCGGTTGGCGAAAAGAGTGCCGTATGAGCGAATCGGCCCTCACCGAATTTCTCACGCGGTACAGAAAGGACGGTCTTCAGGAGACAGACTCCGACGTCCTTTCTCGTATCGTGCCTCGCGAACTGTCGACCAATCTGAAGTGGCGACGGGATGTGCTTCAGGCGGGCTACGACGATCCGGCGATGGCTGAAGAGATTGCGATTCTTTGTGCTCGCGACTGCCTGTTTTTTATCAACACGTTCTGCTGGATTCTTGAGGCTCGTTCGGCGGCAGAGTGGCAGATTGAAAACCCGCTGGGTTCGGCCAACGACATCCCGTTCATCACTCGCGAGTATCAGGCCGACGTGATCCGTCGATCCGTGAAGGTGCTCGGGAAACGGGACATCGGCGTTCCGAAGTCTCGCGAAACAGGCGTGACTTGGATCTACATTGCGATTGCGGTCTGGGACTGGCTGTTTCATCCCGGAACGCATATCGGTCTGGCTTCCAAGGACGAAGCGTCGGTCGATGATGCGAACGATCCAGACAGCCTGTTTTCGAAGATTGACTTCCTGATCAAGCGGCTGCCCAACTGGCTGCTTCATCCGAAGCAGTTCAATCGAAATCTGACGACGCACACTTTGTCGAATCTTCAGAACGGCTCGACGATCAGCGGTTACGCGGCGACGGGAAACATCGGTCGTGGTGGTCGAAAGAAGTGGTTCCTGTTCGACGAGTTTCACTTTTTTCCAAGCGGTCCAGATTCGGAGTCGCTGGAATCCAGTCAGCACGTCACTCGCTGTCGAATCTTCGTTTCCACGGCGAACCGACGTCGGGGCGAATCCGGCGCGTTCTACGACGTGATCAACAGCGGCGCTCGAAACCTCGAGCTGATCGAGATTGACTGGAAGGACGACGAGCAGAAAGCTCGAGGTCTTTACGAATCGACTCGGCTCGGAGAGTCTGACTATTTCGAGCTGAAGATTCTGGATGAGAAATTCTGGAGCGAATTCAAAGTCGACGAAAAGACGTACCGGAGTCCGACAGTCGACGGCGAGAACTATGCGTTCATTCTGGATGGCAAGAAGCGATCACTCTATTACGACTTCGAATGCAATCGCCCTGGGGCGACGGCACATTCGATTGCGGCAGAACTGGATCGGAATCCGACCGGTGCGGCGGCTCAGGTTTTCGATTCATCGATTCTGAAGTCGGCGATGGCTCGGGTGTCGCCGCCGATGTCGTTCGCCGAAGTCTATCGGGATCCCGACAACAAATCCGAATGGAAGATGGACATTCAGAGCGAAGGGGCGATGACACTGTGGTGCCCGATGGAAGAAGGGAAGCCTCCGCTCAGTGAATACTCGTTCGGTTTTGACATTGCACTTGGTACGGGCGGCTCGCTGTCGAGCTACTCGGCGATCGCTGGTTTCGACAAGCGAACCGGTGAGCAGGTGATGGAATGGCGGTCGAATCGGATGGATCCGCTGGAGTTCGCGGAATTGGGCGTCTATCTGTGCCGGCTTTTTCACAATGCCTACCTGATTCCTGAAGCGAACGGTGCGGGGGCGATGTTCATCAAGCGGGTGACGGAGCTTGGCTACGGAAACCTGTTTCACCGGCGAAAGAAGGAGCTTTCTGGTTCGGATCGAACGATGATCCCTGGTTACACGAATCAGGACGGCGGCGACATGATCTTCAAATCGCTGCAGAAAGCCATTAAAGCGAGAGAGGCACACGTTCACTCAACGATCGGCCTGCGGGAAATGGGTCGATACTTCTACAAGAACGGAAAAGTTGTCCATTCCGGCGAGCAATCCGAAACCGACGAGTCTGCGCGAGGCAAGGCACATGGAGACATGGCGATTGCGATCGCTCTGGGCTGGTATGGCGTAGAGGACTGGCCGGTGCGTCCTGAACAGCAGCCGGAAGCCGAAATTCCCGACGATTCGTTTCTTGGCCGTCGACTGAGACGCCAGAAAGCGATGAATGATTCGCGTAACCGATCCTACTGGTCGCCGTACGAAACACAGGCAGGTAACCGATGGCAATGAGCCGCGACAGCTTCATCAAGTTCAAGGACGCAGTTAATGAGTCCCACAAGGGCTTGCGTCCGTTCCGCGACGGCCAGCGGGAAGCGATGATGCAGTATCTGGGTCCGCATTATGGTGATCGCACGAAATCTCAATCGGTTCCGGTCAACATGCTGGAAATGGCCGTCACGACATACGTGCAGCAACTCGCCGCGCGCGCTCCGCAGGTGCTGGTAAATACGCACAAGCGGGAGCTTCGTGCGTCCGCGAAAGAGTTCGAACTCGCAATCAACGAGTCTTTGAAGCGGATGGACTTCGAATCGGAGCTTCAGCTCTGGGTGATGTCGGCGCTGTTCAGCATCGGGATCATGAAGATTGGCACCTATTCTTCCGGCTTTCACGAGATCGACGACGAGACGTTCGCGAACACGCAGGTTTTCGCTGAAGCGATCATGCTGGACGATTGGGTGCATGATGTTCGGGCGAAACGATGGGGTCGCGAAGTGTCGTTCTGCGGCCATCGGTACAAGATGAAGATCGCAGACGTAGAGGCGAATCCATATTTCGACCAGGAAATGGTTGCGAAATTGTCTACCAGTCTTCGCGAAGAGCGGATCGGCGAGGAACGGATTGAAGATTTGTCGGGAGAGAAATCGGTTGACGACGCAGACTTTGATCCTTCGGTTGAACTCTGGGACATTTGGATTCCTCGGGACAACGTGGTCGTGACGTTCAGCGAGACTCAGTCAAAGCCACTTCGCGAGCAGGAGTGGACGGGGCCGGATCATGGTCCGTATCGGTTGCTCGGCTTCAATCGTGTGCTGAACAACATCATGCCTTTGCCGCCAGTCGCCAACTGGATTGACTCGCATGATCTGTTCAATCTGCTCTACACAAAACTTGGCGAGCAGGCATCCCGGCAGAAGACAGTCACGTTCGCGACACCGATGGGCAAGGATGACGCTCGCACGGTGATCAGTGCCAACGACGGCGAGACCGTCATGGTTCAGAATCCGAATTCGGTGAAAGAGGCGAAATACGGCGGCGTGGATCAGGCTACGCTTGCATTTGCGTTGAACATGCGGGGCGTCAACTCGTACATCATGGGCAATCTTGACGCTCTGACTGGTGGCTCGACGACGGCCGACACTCTCGGCCAGGAGAAGATCATCAAGGAGTCTTCTTCCGATCGGCTCAAACAAATGCAGGGCGGCGTCAGCTCTGCGATCAAAAAAGTGGTCGCGGACATCGCTTTCTGGTTGTTCCATGATCCGATGCTGGAGATGGATCTGACGCAGAAGATACCCGGGACGGACGTCGAACTGGACACGAAATGGCCGTTCCAGCAGGACGAGTTCGGCGTTGAGATCGATGCCCGGGAAGGCGAGTTCGACCAGTACGATTTCGACATCGAGCCGTTCTCGATGCAGGATTTGTCGCCAGGCGAACGGCTGCAACTTCTTCGTCAGGTGTTCACGCAAGACATCATGCCGCTGACTCAATTCGGAGTTCAGCCGGACGTGAACGCTTATTTGGCCCTTGTTGCGAAGTATTCGAACATGCCGGAACTTGCCGATATTGTTCCGGCGATTTCGACTTTTGGCGATGCGTCGATACAGGGACAACCTGGCAAGTCGCCGACGTCATCTCGCGAGTACGTTCGTAGAAGCGTTTCCGCAGGGCGGACCCAACAGGCTGATGATCAACAAATGACACAGCAACTCATGGCTGCTGCGTCGGCTGGTTAAGGGTTGGTGGATGCCTCGTTACGCATTTATTGATGACGATTCTGTTCGGCATGAGTTCATTTTCACGATCTCCGAGTTGAATAGTCGCCGCAAGCGGGATGGTCGATTTGAGTTGCCCGGTGGCGTTGTCGGAAAGATGGATTTCTCTGCGCACGCCGGGATCAGCACTTGTCCATCGAATTACCCGATGGCGAGTGAGGCACTGGCGGTCAATCCAGAGGATATCGGGCGGCAGAAGGCGGAAGACAGGAGACGCGGAGTTCGCGACACAGATTACGACAAGGCTGGCCGGCCGATATTTACTGGCCCAAGGCATCGTCGGGAGTATTGCGAGGCTCAAGGGTTTTTCGATCGAAACGGCGGATACGGTGATCCGCAGCGTGGTAGCCGAAACTGATTTCACAAGGTGTTGCGATGTTGAATTTTCTGCCGATGGAAAGATTGTTGTTCGCTGAAGAGTCTGGCGATGGTGCATCGTCTGGCGGTGGTGCGGCTGTTGCTGATGACGGCGGCGACTACGACTACGGCGACGAAGGTGAAGTCGATCTGTTTGCCAATGAGTCGGATGATGAGACGGTTGGCGGTGGCGAGTCCGCTGAAGTCGGTGACCAGGACGACGAAGAATCGCCCGAAGGTGCTGGCGAGGCTGACGAGGCTGACGGTGCAGATGATTCAGGCGAGGCCGCGGAGTCTGCTGATGAATTTGAAGAGTCGCTGCTGAATCGCGCCGCTGCTGTCGGCTACAACTTCAACGACGTCAAACAGTTTGGCAGCAATGCCAGCTTGAAGATTGCGGTTGAGCGATCAGAGGCTCTGGCTCGAAGTATTCTCGAACAGCAACAGCGGCAGGCTGCGAATCCTGCTCAGTCTGGTCAGCAGCAGTCTCGCCCGAGTGAGTACGAGCAGTTTCACGCCGCTCAGAAAGAGAAGATCGAACAGTTGGCGGCTGAAGGGTATGGCGACGAGGCAGTTGCCGTCATGCACCAGCAGAACGACATGGCGTTACGGCAGGCTCAGATTATCGAGTCGCTTCAGCAGCAGTCGCGAAACACACAGACCGAGGCTTCTATTGCAGCGCAGCAAGCTGCGGAAGTGCAGTTTGAGCGGTCAATGGACGGATACCTCGAATCATTGGGAGATGAGTATTCCTCCCTGTTCGGGAAGGGGGCGTCTGCAACCATGAGTCAGGGGACGCAGGAGTTTGCGAACCGTGCTCGTGTTTTTCAGGTTGCTTCGGGTTTGAAGGAGCTGGCTCAGCAGAAGGGCTGGGATGTTCCTTCCGATAGCCGCGCGTTCGAAATGGCGGTGAATGCCGAGTTCGGCAGTCGAGTCAAAGAACTCGCGAGGAAAGAGATTAAGTCAAAATTACGAAAGTCGAGTCAGTCGGTGACTTCAAGGCCAAGTCAGTCTGCTGGCCGGGCATTGACGGGCGAAGAGCGTGCGGCGGAAAGGGTGACAACCTTTTTCAAAGCGAATGCTTCGCACGACGACGCATCCGACGGATTCGATGATGAAATATGAACCAACATCACACGCCCGTGTGATTTAATGCGGAGATTCTCAGATGGGTGTTCACGCGAGTGATATTATCGACCTCGTCAAAGGTACGCTCGATGACCTTGGTCGACCGAAGTTTCAGCAGATTGCTCAGAATCTGCAGCATTACGAGGTGATGGGGAACTGGATGAAGAAGGGTCGCGTCACGTTTGACGACGGCCGGGGCATCCAAAAGAACCTGATGACTCGTCTTCAGAATAATGCGGCTCACGTTGGGTTGCTCGAAACTGACGGCGCGGTTCTTCCGAACCTGATGGAGCAGTTGCGGGTTGACTGGCGACATGCTCAGACGAGCTGGTCGTTCCTGTACCAGACTGACATCCTGATGAATCGTGGCAAAAGCCTGATCTTCAATGTCATCAAGCCACGTCGCGCTGGTGCGATGATCAATCTGACGGAAGAACTGGAAGCGAAGGCGTGGTCGGCTCCCGAGCCAGACAATGTCAACGATCCCTGGGGTGTTCCATACTGGGTTGTTTACAACTCAGTGACCGGGTTCAACGGCGGCTACCCTGGTACTCATACGTCACTGGCCGGCTTGAATCTGGCGACGGATGCGCCCAAGTTCAAGAATTACACGGCAAACTACACGGCCGTCAGTAAAACTGATCTGATCAAGGCGATGCGAACTGCGCATCGCAAGACTGGTTGGAAGTCGCCGGTTTCAATCGACGATTATCGTGGCTCGATGGGTCGCGACATGCGGATTTACACTGACGAAACCACGATCGCTGCATTCGAGGATCTGGGCGAAGCTCAGAACGAGAATCTCGGTCGTGACCTGGCTTCGATCGAGACTGGCGGCGGCGGTGGTCGCGACGTCAAGGATATCGAAGGGCAGCTTACGTTCCGTAAGCATCCGATCATCTGGGTTCCGCAGCTCGACGACACCAGTGTCTACACGGCTGCTACGAATCCGGTCTACATGATCGATCACTCGACGTTCAGCCCGGTTTGCCTGAAAGGCGACTTCCTGCGTGAGTCAGAGCCTGAAAAGGTTCCGAATCAGCACAACGCTTTCCGGGTGTTTGTCGACCTGACTTACAACTACCTGTGCATTGACCGTCGCCGAAACGCTGTTTTCGGCAAGTAACATCGCAACAGGTTGCGATGTGAGTCGTTGAGTTTTTCAAAATCAAGTTCACCTCAAACGAGGATATAACGATGGGGAATCAAGTTGTTCGTTCGGTCGATGAGTCAAGCCGATTCGGTTTGTCTCCGGCAATTTTTGAAGGGAATCGGATCCCTGACCACAGTGAGTTTCTGGACAATCCGGCGTTGGGTCGTTCGGTACTTCTTAACTTCATGAACGGTACGCCGAAGTTTGCGACGACCGTCTCTCAGAATGGGATGGTGACGTACCAGGACACTGGCGTGACCATTCAGGGGTCGGCAGTTGTCGACGCTGGTCTGGAGATCGCCGGCAACGACGCCGACAACGACGAGGGTTCGATTACTCTCGACGGTGGCACTGGTGCGAGCTTCGTTATCAGTGACACGGCGGGCGTTGCGAAGAAGCTGGCTTTCGAGGCAGTCTTCAGCAAGGCGAGCGTGGCTGATGACGGCTTGGCGTTCTTTCTCGGTCTGGCCGAAGAGGGGCTTGCTGCGGCAGACACTCTGGTCGACAACACTGGTGAAGTTGCCAGTAAAGACCTGATTGGTTTCCACTGCCTGCAGGATGATGGCGATTCGCTGGACATCATCTACCGCAAGGCCGGGCAGGCAAAGCAGGCTGTCTCAGATGCCCATCAGGCGATCGCGGCGAGCACTTATTACTCGCTGGGCATGGTCTACGATCCGGCAGCTACTGCTGCCGAGAAGATCAAGTTCTACGTCAATGGCGTGGAGCAGGGTGTTTATGTCACTGCTGCGAACATCGCTGCTGCGACGTTCCCGGATGGTGAAGAGCTGACTTTCCTGCTGGCGACCAAGGTTGGCTCAGCAGCCGAAGTCAAAGCAAATCTGCGACTGCTTCGAATCGCTCAACTTCGGTAGTTGTGTCGATACAGAAGCGTGAGTGAGTGAGCTTCAGGTTCATGACTTGCCCGGAGAGTTCAATCTCTCCGGGCATCTTTTTGTAATTCAAAGAAAGGTGGTGATCTGATGGGGTCAACCGGACGGCGATTCAGTATCCAGAAGGGTGACGACAGTTGTCACATGCCTTCAACAACCAGTGATGGTTCCCAGGCTGCTGCCAACGCGGCTGCTCAGTCTGCGAAATAGTCTTCAGGCGAGGAATGGCATTGTCATTCTCCCTTGGCTGGGTCGAGCGGATCGGCACGCTCGGCTCAGCTTTTGATCGTGCCGAGCAGGTCTATGCCGAAAATGAATGGGACACACGCTGCTGTTTACCGGGCGATGCTGAGGGTAGATGAACTCTATCCGTTGCCAAAGAGTCTCTGTGAAATTCACGATCGCATGGCTCACTTCATGCAGAACTACGGACCTCGTGAGTTTAGCGGGGCGACGTACGCTCTGGTGCTTGTTGTTTGGGAGATGAATTGCCCTGATGATGTTATCTCGTCCGACTCAGTAAGGCCGGTTGCTGACCTGAATGAGCGGGCGAAGGCAGTTGAGAAGCAGAAGCTGCAGGCAGGCGTTGATGTTGTTCTTTCTGCTGCTGATGGTGATTTTGTCAGCGTTCTCGCTGCTGATCGGGATGACGAGAACGCAGCGGAATCGCCGGAAGAGCCTGATGCTCCGCAGAGTAAGTGGGCTGCTGTCGAGGCTGGTGCCGAGGTGCTGGTTACGAAGGAAGGTCGGCCTCCTGTTGCCGGTAAGTTTGTCGGCATTAAGGATGACAGTGGGAAGTTGCTGGTTCGTCTGGAAAACATGCCGACTGGTTCAAGGCAGTTTGATGAGTCGGAAGTTGCTTTGGTTGAAACGTCGCCAGTTTCCTGACTCGCGACAGGTTGCATTCAGTTAAATGTGGAGAGTCGTTCGATGAGTAAGCCTTCGTTGCTGCATGATGGCACTGGCGTGATTACCGAAATCCCTGGTAACGGGATTATCGACGCTTACGGGGCAACGGTTCCGACCGACGGCGCTTCCGGTTACGCGACAGGTTGCCTGTTTCGCCACACTGACGGTAGTGCCGGGACTTCGCTGTACGTCAACGAAGGTTCGAACACCTCGTGTGATTTCAATGCAGTGGCTGGTGCGTAATGTCGGCGGGTACTGTTATTTCTCAATTTGAAGCCCAGAGGTGATTTGTGGATTCGGTTAAAGACTTGCAGAGGTCATGGATTGCGAGAAAGGCTGAAATCTCGCGGTACGAAGCCGAGGAACAGTTGCATTTGAATTCTATTGATGGGTTGCCAGATGATCTGCCTGACGAATGGCCTGCTCATCTGGCTGAGTTCAAGTCAGCGAATCGGTCTGCGATTATCGCTGGTGTTGCCGACAGTGAACTTGATTTAGTTCAGAATCTTCTGATTCGTGACCGTTCAGTTGGTGCTTTGCGAGAAGTTCGGTTTGAACTCAATGTGTGCAGGCGGCACTTGGCTGCGATCGAAAAGACACTGCCTGAAGAAGACAGGCATCATCCGGTCAGTCAGCAGGAAATTGGTATTCGTCATCTTGAGTCTCTTCGGTTGTCTGGCGAGATACTGGAGTGGAGTGTTGACGAGAATACAATTGCCTTGTACGGGGCGACTCTGGTGGCGTCAGTTTTGATTACGCGAGCTGACTCCACAACGAAACGAAGAATAATGTCCGTCACTGAAGATGGGATTGTTACTTTTGTTCATTCTTCGATTAGTGTGTAGTCGAGGTGGCTTAGATGTCTGATGTCATCCTTGCCCATGCTTCTTCGCCTTACGTTTCGGCGTATCCTTGGAGTTCTGGGTTTGGGACAAAGTATTCCAATCCGGCAACGCTGCCTGGTAGTACATGCTATGGGGTTCAGTTTTCTTCTGACGGTGCTGATATTGTTGTTGCCCATGCTTCTTCGCCTTATGTTTCGGCGTACCCCTGGAGTTCTGGTTTTGGGACAAAGTATTCTGATCCGGCAACGACGCCAACGGGTCTGGGTCGAGGGGTAGGATTTGCTCCAGATGGTTCTGCCGTTGCTGTTGCTCATAGCACTTCGCCTTACGTTTCGGCGTATCCCTGGAGTTCCGGGTTTGGGACAAAGTATTCCGATCCAGCAACGCTGCCATCTGGTATAGGACGAGGGGTGAGCTTTAATCCGGGAAGCTCGGCGATTGCTGTTGCACATTCTTCTTCGCCTGTTATTTCGGCATATCCCTGGAGTTCCGGGTTTGGGACAAAGTATTCCGATCCGGCAACGCTGCCGACCAGTACATGCTATGGAGTTGAGTTTTCATCTGACGGTGCTGATATTGTTGTTGCCCATACGGGAGGCGGGAACATTTCGGCATATCCCTGGAGTTCCGGGTTTGGGACAAAGTATTCTGATCCAGCAACGACGCCAACGGGTTTCTCTAATAGCGCTACCTTTTCTTCTGACGATGTTGATGTTGTTGTTGCCCATACCACTTCGCCTTATGTTTCGGCATATCCTTGGAGTTCCGGTTTTGGGACAAAGTATTCCGATCCGGCAACGCTGCCAACGGGCAATTCAAACAAGGTCACTTTCACGTCGGATGATTCAGATGTCATCCTTGCCCATAACACTTCGCCTTACGTTTCGGCGTATCCTTGGAGTTCTGGGTTTGGGACAAAGTATTCCAATCCGGCAACGCTGCCGGCCAGTCATGCGTTCGGGGTATCCATTACCGATGAAGGTGCGGCCCCCTCCGTTAATGTGCCTGTATTCTGGCATCATTATCAGTTGTTGAGGTGTTAAGATGCACTTGAGAAATGGCACTGCAAATCAATCGGTCCTGCTTGGGCCATTCCTTGACGAGACCGATGGGAAAACGCCAGAAACCGGATTGACGATTGCCAATACTGATATTCGCCTTTCGAAGAACGGCGGCAATATGGCTGCCAAGAATTCTGGCGGCGGCACGCATGACGAGGCTGGTTACTATACGATCACGCTTGATGGCACCGACACTGGAACTGTTGGCAGGTTGCAGGTTTCATGTCAGGTTTCAGGGGCACTTCCAGTGTTCATGGAATTTGAGGTCTTGACGATTGCCAAGTACGACGAGATGTATGGTTCTTCGGCTGCTGCATTGCCGACGGCCGCTGCAATTGCCGATGCGGTCTGGGACGAGGTACAATCTGGTCATGTTTCGGCAGGCAGTTTCGGCGAGATAGCGACAGAGATTGCAGCAATCCTTGTTGATACGAACTCGCTTAATGACACAAAGATTCCACAGACGCTGAACCTGACGGCCAGTGGCAATATCGGCATTGATTGGGCGAATGTTGAGAACCCGTCTTCGGCCGTTGACCTGTCTGCGACTGACATTCGGTTGTGTGACACGATCACGACATACACCGGAAACACTGTGCAGACCGGTGATTCTTATGCTCTGGCAAACGGGGCGTCCGGGTTCGTGGCGAGTAAAGCGGTCGTCGATGCGATTCTTGTCGACACGGCAGTAATCGGCGCGGCCGGTGCAGGTTTGACGGCAATCCCTTGGAATGCCGCCTGGGATGCTGAAGTCCAATCTGAGGTTCAGGATGCGATTGAGGTTAATCATCTCGATCATCTTCTGGCTGTTGATTATGACCCGGCGAGCAAGCCTGGTGTTTCGACAGCGTTGCTGAATGAACTGATCGGTGATGATGGCGGCGTCTCTCAATTCACAGCGAATGCTCTAGAGCTTGGTCCGTCTGGCGGCGGTGGCGGCGGTGGCGGTGACGCTACGGAAGCCAATCAGACAACGATCATTGCACACCTGACGGACATTAAAGGCACTTCATTCGTCAAGGACACGCACAGTCTGACTGACATTCTCGCTGACACTGCGGAGATCGGGGCTGCAGGGGCTGGGTTGACTGATCTGGGTGGTATGTCAACAGGGATGAAGGCCGAAGTCGAGAGCGAAGTGAATGACGCTTTGGTTGCGATTCATCTCGATCATCTTCTGGCAGTGGATTACGACCCGGCTTCGAAGCCAGGGACTTCCACGGCACTGTTGAACGAATTGATTGGTGATGACGGCGGTGTCTCGCAATTTACAGCGAACGCTCTGGAGAACGCGACGAGCGCGACAGCGGCGGCGATTGCCGATGCCGTCTGGGATGAGCTGCAGGCCGGCCATGTGACTGCCGGTTCATTTGGTGAGATAGCGACGGAGATCGCTTCGATCCTTGTTGACACAGCCGAGATCGGCGCGGCCGGTGCTGGTTTGACGGCGGTTCCTTGGAATGCCTCGTGGGATGCTGAGGTTCAGTCAGAATGCAACGACGCTCTGGTTGCGATTCATCTCGATCATTTGCTGGCTGTGGATTACGACCCGGCATCGAAGCCGGGAACATCGACATCTCTTTTGAATGAGATATTCGAGAGCGACGGCGGCATTTCCCGTTTCACGGCGAATGCTCTGGAGAACGCTCCGGGCGCGAGTGCGGCAGCGATTGCTGATGCGGTCTGGGATGAGGCTCAATCTGGTCATGTTTCGGCAGGCAGTTTCGGTGAGATAGCGACGGAGATCGCTTCGATCCTTGTTGACACAGCCGAGATAGGCGCAGCCGGAGCAGGCTTGACGGCAGTCCCGTGGAATGCCTCGTGGGATGCTGAGGTTCAGAGTGAAGTGAATGACGCTCTGGTTGCGTTCAATGTAATGGCGACGACTGATCTGCCGTCGAACTTTGCAGACCTTGCAATCACGGCTTCAACTGGCCGGGTCGATGTTTCACTCATTGAAGGCGTTGACGCGACGGATCAGATTCGGGATGCGATCGTTGATGATGCGACTCGGATTGATGCGTCTGCCTTGAATACCCTGAGCGGTCACGATCCGGGTGCAACGCTTTCGAGCCTGACCGCAGCTCAGGTGAATGCCGAAGTGGTTGACGCACTCGATACAGACACGTATGCCGAACTTGGCGCTGTGCCGGCAGCGACGGCGAGTCTGGCAGATAAGATTGCCTGGCTGTTCATGCTGGCACGCAACAAGGTGACTCAGACGGCGACGACAGTCGTGGTGCGAAACGATGCGGATTCAGGGAACGTGGCGACGTCAACGGTTTCGGACGATGGGACGACGGCAACCAGAGGAGAATTCTCCTGATGGCAGTTGACAGCCGAGACAAGCGGTTTTCGATGATGGGACTGTCTCATTCGGTTGGCCTGCTAATGCCAAATCCTGACGGTGGATTTGGTGTTAAGGCTGATCGGTTTCAGTTATTGGGTCTTTATCGGTCTGCAGCGGCAGCATTGACACCGGCGACGTATTCAGTCTGGCGGAAGACGGTGTCGGTTATTCGGGTTGATTCACGAACAGTGACGATCGACTGATCGTTCAGGGATAACACATGACTGAATCAACGCTTTCAATTTCCCGATCAGACCTTGACCGTCGCATCGGGATGCGTCTTGGCTACGGCAACAAGGTCTCGGCATACAATCCAGAGCAGTTAGAAACGATTGGATTGATTCGCCAGGATGCTTTGTCGCGATTCTATTTCCCGACGGTTGCAGGCGAGTCGCGTTGTCACGAGTGGTCGTTCCTGCGGATTGAGCAGTCGATCAACCTGACTGCGGGGGTTGCGACTTACTCGCTGCCGGATAGTTCGGCAGGCGAACTGGAATCGCTGCAGGTCACCTCGGCTTCTGGGAAATCGCTGATTGAGATCGTCACGCAGGCGAGCCTCACGCAGTCTCGCGGTTCAGAATCGGCGTCAAATGGTGTGCCGCTTTACGGTGCCGTCCAGGTGGTTGGTCACACGACGTCCGCTTCTGCCGGGCAGCGTTGGCAAGTTGAGCTTTATCCGACTCCTGATGCGGCTTACGTGCTGGCATACACGTCTTCTGTTCTGCCAGACGGGTTGTCGGACACTCTGGATTATTATCCACTCGGCAGCGCGATACACCAGCAGGCACTGATCGAGGCGGCATTGTCAGTTGCCGTCGAGTATCTGCATCCTGACATGCCGCCTGAGCAGAACACGCATCAGCAGCGGTTCGAGGCATTGCTGGGATCGGCCGTTGAACGCGATCAGAAATTCAAAAACAGTTCAACGCCTCAAGCGGTTACGGCTCCAGTAGATGGCACTTTCGACTGGTATCGGCGCGAGATCGCCGGGAAGCGGTTCAATAAGTGGAACCTGCATCAACTCACTCACGGCGAGAAGGCGACGGTTGAGCGGTTGCTCACTTCTGGCCTGAATCGACTCTACTTTCCACTGGTCCCAGGTGAGTCTCGTTTTCACGAATGGTCGTTCCTGCGGATTGAGGATTCGATTAGCCTGACATCAGGTACGGCGACGTACACGCTGGCAGACAAGTTTGGCGGGAAGATCAATTCGCTTCAGGTGACATCGTCGAGTGGCAAGTCTCGAATCGATATGGTCACTCGGGAAGAGATGACGCAGTCTCGCGGATCGGAAGCGGCGTCAAACGGCGTCCCTCGATACGCCTCACTTCAGGTCGACACTCACACGACGTCTGCGACCGACGAGCAACGATGGGAAATCGAGTTCTACCCGACGCCCGATGCGTCTTACACGGTGAAGTATTCCTCGGCGGTTTTGCCGGGCGAGATTGACACGACGCATTCGTACTATCCGTTGGGTTCGGAAATCCACCAGCAGGCTTTGTTGGAGTCCGTGTTGGCTGTTGCGGTAGCCGACAAGAATCCTGATGCGCCGGCTGAGCAGAATCCACACGAACAGCGATTTGGGGGCTTGCTGGCAGCAGCGATTGCTCAGGATGTTGATTTCAAAAAGGCTGAGGCTCTTCAGTCAATCACGGCTCCAGCGACTGGCACGTTCGACTGGTATCGCCGAGAGATTGCCGGTGTTGCTTTCGACAAGTGGAATCTGTTTCAACTCTCGCACAACGAAGAAGCGACCGTTGAGCGATTGCTTACATCCGGTCTGAATCAACTTTACTTCCCGACGAATCCGGCGAATGGTGAGTCGCATGAATGGTCGTTCCTGCAGATTGAAAAGACACTGACGACGAGCAGTGGGACTTCAACCTATGCTCTGCCTGCATCGTTCGGCGGTCGTATTCGAGACTTGCAGGTCACGTCGGCAAGCGGCAAGCCTTTGATTCAGGTGGTGAGTCAGGACAAGTTGACTCAGTCTCGGGGATCGGAAGCGGCATCCAATGGCGTTCCAAACTACGCAGCGGTGCAGACTACCGGACACACAACGTCGGCGACTGATGAGCAACGATGGGAGATCGAGTTCTATCCGACTCCCGACGACACCTACACAATTGCGTACACGTCGGCGGTTCTTCCAGGCGAGATCGACACAACACACACGTATTATCCGCTTGGCACTGAGGTTCACCAGCAGGCACTTCGCGAGTCTGTTCTTTCGCAGGCTTATGCGTTCAGGAATCCTACGTCGCCGGCCGAGGAAAATCAGCATCAGCAACGGTTCGAGAAGTTGCTGGCCGGTGCGATCGATCGTGATGTTAAGCTGAAAGAAGAGTCTTCGCTTCAGGCGATCACGGCTCCGGCGACCGGCACTTTCGACTGGTATCGGCGCGAGATTGCTGGGCGACGGTTCAATAAGTGGAACCTGCATCAGCTTACCCATAGCGAAGAGGCGACAGTCGAGCGTCTGCTGATCTACGGCCTGAATCGGTTCTATTTCCCCCTTTCTCCGGGTGAGAATCGATTCCATGAGTGGTCGTTCCTGCGGATTCAGAAAACTTTCACGACTGTCGCCAGTACGTCAACGTACACGCTGCCTGATAGTTTTGGTGGAAAACTGCAGTATCTTCAGATTACCTCAGAGTCTGGCAATCGCCTGATTGAAATCGTCTCGCACGAAGAGATGGCTCAGTCTCGGGGATCGGAAGCAGCATCCAATGGTGTTCCGCTTTATGCGGCTTTGCAGGTCGATACTCACGTTACTTCAGCGTCCGACGAACAGCGATGGGAAATTGAGCTTTACCCGAC